GCGCGCCAGAGGCTCCCTCCCCGAGGGAGCTGGCAAAGCCCCTAGGCTTTGCCTGAGGGAGTTTCCTCTATTATACATATAACTAACAGTGCACAGGAGGGATTTCCATGTTGCAGTTTTTACGGCAAGTCTGGCGGCGGCTGTGGGGGCGTTTGCGCTACTGCGGCGCGGTGCATTATCTGGCGGGCGGGCCAAGCCTGCCCCCGCCCCTTACCCCCGAGCAGGAAAAAGCCCTGCTTGACCGCATGGCTGCCGGGGACACCGCCGCCCGCGAGGAGCTGATCACCCACAACCTGCGGCTGGTGGTGTATCTTGCAAAAAAGTACGAGAACAGCGGCGTGCCCGCCGAGGACTTGGTAAGCATCGGTACCATTGGGCTGATCAAGGCGGTAAACACCTTCACCCCTGCCCGCAGCATCAAGCTTGCCACCTACGCCAGCCGCTGCATCGGCAACGAGATCTTGATGTACCTGCGCAAAAGCTCCAACCGCCGGCAGGAAACCAGCATCGACGAGCCTTTGAACGTGGACGGCGACGGCAACGAGCTGCTGCTCTCGGACATCCTTGGCAGCGACGCCAACGCGGTAAGCCAGCAGCTGGAGCAGGACGCCGAGCGCGCGGTACTGCGCAGTGCCGTGGCGGCGCTCTCGGCACGGGAGCGGCAGATCATGGAACTGCGTTTCGGCCTTACCGACGGCGTGGAGCGCACCCAGAAGGAAGCCGCCGATGCCCTTGGCATCAGCCAGAGTTATATTTCCCGGCTGGAAAAGCGCATCATCCATACCCTGAAAGCCCGGCTGGAGAGCGAGTAACAGCGCTTGACATTCCGCGTGGGAACGTGTATAATGAAAACACAAGAGGCGCTGGCCCTGCAAACGGCTAACTCCTTACCATACTAGATCAAAAGAAAAATGACCGTTCAGGATTGGGAGTCACTGAGGGCGGTCATTTTTTCTTTTTATCATCACTGTGCGATACAGTCCATGTGATCTGAAAGGTGATGTAGATTGCTCCGCCAAGCAGCGTGAGCAGCAATACGACCTGTTCAAACGTCATGACGCATCCCCCCTTCCCGCCCTTAAGCGTCCGGGGAGAAACGAGATCTCAAAGAAAAAATTCGCTCTTACCCGGCACTCAGGTACCGGTAAGGAGCTAGCCGCCTGCGTTTGTGGGCACAGCGCCTGATGGACGGCTTGCGCCGCCAGTCACAGCATACCATAAAATTACAGCTTTGTCTACAAAGCGTCCCTCTTTTGCGGAGGGGCGCTCAATTTTTTCCACGCATAGCGCCCGGCGCACAGAGCCATACTTCCGGTAAAGCTAAAAGACCGGGGGCGTTTGGATGTACAACAAGGTGGAGCTATGCGGCGTGAACACAGGGCAGCTGCCGGTGCTGACCGAGGGGGAAAAGCGGCAGCTGCTCACCCTTGCCCACGCCGGGGACAAGGCTGCCCGGGCGCGGATGGTGGAGGGCAATTTGCGGCTGGTGCTCAGCGTGGTGCAGCGGTTTGCCCAGCGGGGCGAGAATCTGGACGATCTGTTTCAGGTGGGGTGCATCGGGCTGATAAAGGCCATCGACAACTTTGACCCCGCGCAGCCGGTGCGGTTCTCCACCTACGGCGTGCCCATGATCATTGGGGAGATCCGGCGTTTTCTGCGGGACAACAACGCCCTGCGGGTAAGCCGCACCCTGCGGGACACCGCCTACCGTGCCATGCAGGCGCGGGAAACGCTGGAAAAGCAGCTGGGGCGCGAGCCCACCATGGACGAGATCGCCGCCGCAGCGGGGCTTGCCCGGCGCGAGGTGACCGCCGCGCTGGAGTCGGTGGTAGAACCGCTCAGCCTTGATGAGCCGGTGTACACCGACGGCGGCGATGCCATGTATGTGATCGATCAGGTGCGCGACCCGGACAGCGAGGAGAGTTGGATCAGCGGGTTGCAGTTCCGCGATACGGTAGCCGCCCTCTCCCCCCGGGAAAAGCGCATCATGGAGCTGCGGTATCTGCGCGGCAAAACGCAGATGGAGGTAGCGCAGGAGATCGGCATCAGTCAGGCACAGGTAAGCCGACTGGAAAAGGGCGCGCTGCAGCAGTTCCACACCGGGGGATGAAAGCAGCCGCAGTTGCTGCTTTTCTTTGCGTCCCCTATGAAAAAGTGGTTCAAAAGCACCCGCAGGTGTTTTTGAACCACGAATTATGATCATACTTTCCTCTGAATATGGCCAAAGCAGCGCGGCGGCCATTCAAAATCGTCCCAGCCAAAAAAGACCGCTGCGCAGGGCAGTGGTCTTTTTTGGCTTTAGCGGCGGCTGTATCTGCGCCGGGTGGCAGCACCGCCCCGCAGGTGGCGCTCGGCCTTGTTGCGGGCCAGCACGGCACGCACCTGCCCGTACAGCGCAGGGCTGATGCTGCGCAGCCGCACGGCAACGTCCTTGTGCACGGTGGACTTGCTGCACCCGAACGCAGCCGCCGCTGCCCGCACCGTAGCGTTGTGGGCAGCAATGTATTCGCCCAGCTGCACGGCGCGCTTTCATATCCCGCCTCCCTGCGTTCCAGCTTTGCAATGGTATAACATACGCGCTGCCGGGGCGGATTATGTCTGCGGGCTTGACTTTTTGTCCCCCGGCGCGTATACTGTGGGCGGACATAAAAACAGGGGCGCCATAAGGCTGAGATCCGCATCGCGCGGAGTACCCTTTACCTGATCCGGGCAATGCCGGCGTAGGGAGTTTGCGGAACCGTCCGGTACGTTCAACAAACCTCCATGCGTCTGCTGCCAGCAGGCGCATTTTGTTTTTGTGTACTACTATGAGAGAGGAATTTTTTCATCATGTCCAAAACCTATTCCAAGACCCGTATTCTGGTGGAATGCGCCCTGATGATCGCCATTGGCACGGTGCTTTCCAACATCAAGTTCTTCACCATGCCCAACGGCGGCAGCATTACCCTGCTGAGCATGCTGCCCTTTGTGCTGGTGTCCTTCCGCCACGGCGCAAAGTGGGGCCTGTTCACCGGTTTCGTGAACGCCTGCCTGCAAATGATCATGGGCTTCTACCCTCCTCCCGCTTCCACCTTCCTCTACTTCCTCGGTGAGGTGCTGCTGGACTATGTGCTGGCCTTTATGGCACTGGGTCTGGCCGAGCTGTTCGCCCGTCCCTTCAAGAACCGCACCGTGGGCGTAGCCGTAGGCACCTTTGCCGCCGGTTTCCTGCGCTTTATGTGCAGCTTTTTGTCCGGCGTGCTGGTGTGGGGCAACCTGAATGATGGTCTGGCTGCATGGACTTACAGCCTGACCTACAACGGCAGTTATATGCTGCCCGAAACCCTGCTCACCATGGTGGCCGCTGTGCTGCTGTGCCGCGTGGCCCCGCAGATCTTCGACCGTCAGGCGCGCTAAGGTGTAGTTTTTCAAAAAAGAGCACTCCCCCGCTTTTCGATTCCCGCCGGGTACACGCCCTGCGGGGATTTTTTGCTGCAAAAAATTTTCAAAAAACTGTTGACAAGCGCCCCTGTGGCTGGTATAATTACACACGTCGTCAGGCACAAGACAAGACATCTGGGGGTTTAGCTCAGCTGGGAGCCCAAGCAGTGCGCTCACGCACCCCCACGACTGAACTTCATAAAACGTTTCTTGTTTGAGTATCTCTTTTCCAGAGGTTTCTACTTCTGGAAAATTATGGGGGATTAGCTCAGCTGGGAGAGCGCTTGCATGGCATGCAAGAGGTCACCGGTTCGATCCCGGTATTCTCCACCAATGAAGAGCAAAACGAACACGAGGTCACCATTCAAATGGTCGGCAATGTGTTCGTTTTGTTTTGTGAGATTCCAAGCGTTTAAGCAAGTTTTAATCAAGTTCTAAGCAAGATCGCACAAACAAAAAATGCCCGCACTTTCCATTTTGGATTGTGCGGGCATTTTCCTTTTGTGTTAGAATTTTCCGTATTTCGGAAAAACTTGCCGAAATAGAGAGTTTCCTGCCAAAATGCAGACAAGCCGACCACAAATCGGCTAAAATCAGCAACAAAGGAGACCAAAGGCTATGATTAGGATTTTGCTGTCAACCCGCCTTGGCGAACGGCGGATGACACAGAGCGACCTTGCTCGTGTCACAGGGATTCGCAGTCAGACTATCAACGAGTTGTACCACGATTTTGCGGAGCGTGTAAATCTGGACGACCTCGACCTCATCTGTGAGGCACTGGACTGTGACCTCGAAGACCTCATTGTGCGAGAGCCCAACATCGAGCGCAGGGTCAAAGAGGTGCGCCATATCCCCCAGACCGTGAGCAAGTCTCGCAAGAAGTAACCCCCAATCTCCTGCCCGGATGCACGTTATGCGTCCGGGCTTTTTTCATCTTCATCATTGCGCAGCTGGATGGTCTGCCCATCCGGCATGATGATTGCAACCTTGCCGCCGCACAGTTCTGCTGCCTTGATAAGGTCATCCGCCGACCAGCGGTTCATGCGCACCTTGTTGCTCATTGCCTGCTTGCTGCTCATACCGAGGACTTCGGCCAGATCTGTCTGCTTCTTCCCTGTCATGGAAAGCAGCCCCTTGATGATGTCCGACACTGTCATGTGTTCATCCACTCCTTTCATGTATAGAGTACACCAAAATCAATTACTTGTCAACCTCTTTTATTTCAAAGTAAATCAAAAAAGTTTATCGAAACTATTGACAAGTAAACCGAAAAGGTGTACAATGTAGATGTAAGGCAGAGAGCGAAAGCCCCTTACAGAAAGGAGTGAGGTGAATGGAAGACATGAACGTAACAAAGGCGTTGCTCAAAGCAATCCTCGAACTCATCGAGAAATGCGACACGCTGGAAGAGCTCCGTGAGAGCGTCAAGAAGATTATGGAAGAGTAAAAAAAGAAGACCAGCCACCGTCCAAAGCAACTGATCTTCAACACCGAACCAACGGCGAGCCGGGAGCCTTACCCCGGCCGCCCTCTATTTTATCAGAGTAAGGCCAGAAAGACAAGAGGGTAACACAATGAAGTACATCGATATTAACCGCAAGTTCACCGAGACTGTCAGCAACTACATCGCACAGGGCTATATCATCAACACCGCTTCGATGTCCGGCAGTCAGGGCGAGATCGCTCACATCGACCTGACCGACGGTAAGCAGATTGTCCGCGTTCTGCTGGACAGCTTCACCGAATGGGAAGATTACAACCAGCTGGAAGGTCTGAAGCTCGTGGTCGGCATCGCCGCTGACAACGTCAAGTCCAACGATAACCAGCGCGGCGATGTCATCTGGAACAACCGGTTGGATGTCATCTCCTGCGAGAAGTTCTACAAGCTGAGCAGCAACCGCGACGATTCCGTGTTCTACGGAACGCGAGAGGAGGCCACCGCAGCCGATGAAAAGCGTTTCGAGCGCTACTGCCGCCGTGACTGCCGCATCAAGAAGCACCTTCCCGAAAAGGCTTCTCCGCTGGTCAAGGAATTCGTTCGCCGGAAGTTCGGCCTGAAGCGTGTCGTGGTGAGCAACATCCAGATCACCAAGCAGAGCGGCGTGTATACCGTCACCTACAACCAGCACAGCGCACAGCTGCACTAAGGAGGGATGGAAAATGATGAACCCGAATCAAGCGATTGCATATGGTCAGCAGATTGGCGTAAAGTTCTATGTTCGCAATTCCAATGGTGGCCTCATGGGTGGCACCAAAACCCGCAAGCAGGCTGAGGCCATGAAGAAGGATTTCGAGGTGCGCTATAAGAACGACGCTTTTAATAAAGATTTGAAGTTCTACATCGAGGAGGTTTAAGCAATGAAACTCAACGGCATCAAAATTAGCGAACGGCTTCTTGAGGGAGCGTTGATCAATATGCTTCAGGTCGGAAGAAATGCTGGAGCGTGGGCAGGAACTCGTTATCGGTACGATGTCAGCCAGAACTACAAGACCGACGATGAGTATATTGATGAGGATGACTTCAAACTCCGAATTACGAAGCTTGCTTATCCGCATTACATCGTCGCCGAGGCGGAATTTAGCAAGGAGAGTGAAGTTTACCAAAGGGCGCTTGCACGAAAGGCTGCACTCGATATGCGGAAGGAGGAGCAGCAGCCGTGAAATTCTACCACGCAACGACAAGCACAGCGGCAGAAAGCATTCGGAAGGATGGCGTCATAAAGGCGGGTGCCATGGGTGATGTTTTTCTCTGCCGGAATCCGCTGGATGCTTGCAAGTTTCTTATTCTACGCGGGACACCGGTTATCTACGTTGTCGAAGTTGATTTAAGGCGCAGCGAGGTGATCGAAAGCTACGACCATGCAGAGAGTTTTTTCAAATGCAAGGCATATATACATCATGGCGATATTCCCTTGCACGGATTGACACCTGTTCGCGCCTATGATTTTCATAAACTGTTGGAGGATGAAGAATGACGGACGAAAAGATTATTGAAAAGCTGGTCGATGACCAGCAGCACGGCTGGCCGCTGTGCCCCCGCTGCGGAGAGAGGATGCCGGACAAACTGACCCACGGGGCACTGAGCCGCCATGCCAAGGGTGTGTACATCTGCGAGGCCTGCGGCACCGACGAAGCCCTCCGGGACTGGAGCGGCAACATCAAACCTTTGCGCGACTGGGTGCTGGTTCGCGTATACAATGGAGATCTTCGGAGGTAATCGATATGGAAGAAATGCTCCTGTCACTGAATGGACCGTGGTCAAACGCAGCCTGCATCGGCTACTGTGTCATGGCGATGCGCAACGCCGGTTTGAGTGAGAAAACACAGCGCAAAGTCCTTGATGAACTGACCCGGTGTTTCGACGACGTGAGTGTTGAAGACGCTGCACAGATGAAGTTCTAACAAACAAAAAATCCCCCTACACTGGCCCGAAGGTCAATGCAGGGGGATTTTTGCGCGCTACCGAGGTAGCCAAATATAAAATCAAGAGTGGACCATGCCGGGCCGCTCTCTACAAAAGCCGAAGCTTTTCAAGTGCCTCTATTTTACACGGCACTCATGCAGCAGTCAAGGCTTTTTGCCCAGTGCTGCGGTCATAACATCAAAGGCGTGTTCGATGACCGTATCCAGCACCTCGTCGGTGATGGCCCAGCGGATAGCCGCCGGGCACTTGGCGCGGAGAGCCGCGAACACCTGCTTCTTCTTTTTGGCGCCCTGACCGCTGCCCATGATGGACCGTTCGGCTTTTTCGACCAGCTCCAGCGCCAGATCCTTGACGGTGGCCTTGTAGCCCAGCCGGATGCCACCGACTGCCAAAGCGATAAAGCCCGCCAGCATCAGGACGATGGCGACGGGAGCGGGGACGAAGTTCAGCATAGCTTCCATGGTATTTCCTCCTATAAGTATCAGCGGCGCGGGGAACCACCCCTGCGCCGTTTTGTCGTGTTGGTTATATCGGATGTTTCACAGGTACTTGGAAGCCCCGGAGATGGCCTGCCAGCTGGAAGGACCGCAGATGCCGTCCACGGCCAGTCCGTGCGCCTCCTGCGCTTTCAGCAGAGCGTTCTCGGTGCCCTCGCCGAAAATGCCGTCCGGGGTCAGCCCCAGCAGCCGCTGGAGCATCTTCGTGGCTGCACGGTTTGCATCCCCGGTGCAGCCCCTGCGGATGGTCGGCAGAATGAACTTCTGGTAGGTGGTGCTGGGGTAGTGCCGCGGGGCATCGCACAGCCACGTTGCCTTTGCATCGCGGGTATCGGTGTGTACGATGGCGCAGCCGTCATACCAGTAGATGCCCACCGCCTTGAAATACTGGGCGGCGATGATGCCCAAGGCCACAGGATTGATGCTGCGGTCCACCATGCGCCAGTCTGCCGCCATACCATAGCGGTGCTTGGAATTTGGGCTTCCGCCAACGGTTTTGCTGGCATTGTGCGTAATGCAGCGGTATCCGCTGGTCACCTTGATGGCCTTGCCCAGCTTGTCCCGGATGGCCTGAAGTTTTTCGACCAGTTCCGAATCGACCATCTGGCGAGTACACCCGCAGGGGCACTTGAAGTCCTTGCGGGTGAAGTTCTTGCTCAGGGCAGATGTGTCGCTGGCCTGATAGACGATGACTCTCATGTAGAAAACCTCCTTTAAGAGAAGTCGTGCTTTTGAAGCCGCTCGTTGTACACCCGCTTGATATTCGCTACCGCACAGATGCAGCGGTTGTTTTTGTAGTTGGGGTGGCTGCGGCAGTAGTCCTCATAGGCATCAATGATGGCCAAAGTCTCGATAAAATGCTCCCTCGTGTGGTGCTTATCGTCAATCAGTTCGTCATTGAAGCGCAGAATCTGGGTACGAAGAAGGTTCGCATTCCGCTCATCATCGACCCGGATGTGTTCATCCAGCTTCTTTTGAGTTTCCTGCTGCTTCTCCAACACCTCGGCGTTAAGAGCGTGCCCGATCCATTTGACAATGGCCGACCACGGATTCAGTTTGATGGGGGCGATCTGGACCAGCGTAAGGAGGACTATCAGCGTCCCGCCCCCCGCCGTCAGTATTTCTTGGATACTCATTGTGTCCTCCTGCACAAAAAAGGCAGCCACACCCCGGCGGGTGAAGCTGCCTTTTGATTTTATTCTGCTGCATCCAGCATATCTGAGTGGCGAACCAGAACGTAGTCCTCAAGAATCTGATTTCGCAGGGCATCGTTGTTGCAGTCCTGCATCAAGCCCAGATAGCTCTGAATCACGCTCAGGGCGTACTCAAGTGGAACCTCGCCACGACCGTAGGCCTCTCTGACATATCGAAGATGTTTCTTCATGCCGAGAGAGGTCTGCCGCCGCAGCTCGATTTTATCAGGGGTGATTTTTCGCCCGACAAATTCAACAGGTTTGCCAAGCGGGATAACCGCTGTTTTGTCGTTCAGCTGCAAACCAACATTGGTACGCAGGTAGTCATCGACATACCCCACGACTTCCCATGCCGCCTTTTTGCCATCGACAATGCACATCATGTCATCCATGAACCGAGCGTGTTCCGGCACCTGCAGCTCCCGCTTGATGTAGTAGTCCGTTGGGGTCATAACCACATTGGCGGTCATCTGCGAAATGAGGCTGCCGACTTGCATCCCGATGCCGGAGATCCGCTCGGCGGTCGTAACGTCCGTGCAGTACACGGGCAATCCCAGCGGCCGACCATCGCAGCGGATAGCCTGTTCCAGAAACCACACCATGTCCGGGTCATCCAGCGGTTTGGAAAGCTCCCTTAGCTGAACATCCACCGGGATACGGAAAAAGAACTTGGCAATGTCCATCTTGACGATGTACCAGTCACCCGGCTTGCGGGCATAGCTTCGCATCCACTGCTGAACAGTCCTTGATGCGCGGATAGGACCTTTCTCCTCGATGCTGCCAAAACTGTACTCATACATCGACTTGCGGTAGATAGGCCACAGGACATTGTGCGCTGCACAGTTGATAACTCTGTCGTAGAACGGCAAGCTGCTGATAAGTCGCAGCTTCGGATAGTATTCATAAAACTGGTGAAGCCGCCCGGTGTGGTATTCATGCCACTGGAGCCGATTCACCGAATCTATCAAATTATCCTCAAGGAGATTTGTGTACTGGAGTACGCAATCCTGTTGCCGCTTGTGTTTGCGGGCTTTCAGATAACCGTCATACATATTGTCGAACGTAGCAAAACGTTCAAAAACGTGTCTGTATTTTTCCAACAAATCCCTCCTGAGGTCGCACCCTGACGAGTGCCGTGCGCCCAACACGCCGGAACACTGGCCAGAATACTGGTGTTTTCAGGCTGCATATTGCAACCAAGGGAATCGACCCCTTTATCCCTCTGTACTGAGAGCAAGCCCATGAGCTTGCAGTATCTGACGATGAGGCAAAGCGGAGCGGAAGCCCAAGTTCGCCCTCGTGTTGGAACGCGGGTTGTTGCCGTTGAACGAGGCGAGGCCGTAAGAGGAGTTGTTCCAGTTGCCGCCGGAGTAGAAGCACGCTACGGCCGATTCCCTATGTTTTTCGGCTGACCGTTGACGGTTTTCAGCCAGCCGCCCAACATCTTTCCGATTTCGACCACCATGCCAGACCAGACTTCGTATTTCTTCATGGGCAGGAATCCCAACTCATGGGATAGCCGGAGATATGCGCGGAGCTTCATAATCTCAACGTCCAGTTCCTGCAAGGTAGTCTTCTTGTAATACTTTTTCTGCGCCTCGATGGTACGCTCCAACATGATATCCATGCAGTGCTTTATATCCGTGCAAAGCGCAAATTTTTCCGATTTCGGATACTGGGCCAAAGCCGGATAAGCATACTCCATCATGTCGTATACTTTCTGCATAAGTTTCAATTCTTCTGCCATGCGGTAGACCCTCCTCCGAACGTGGGATAGTATAACAAGATTTGCATTGAAAATCTGCCTTTCGGTGGATTCTTCCGGCTTTCGGCAAAATCCACCGAAAAGCAAAAAATCAATTTTATAAACGACCCCGCTTCGCGGGGTCGAGGGAACGTGCTGTGCTATCGCACAGCAAACAGGTCACAGTCAGGCAGTGGGCAGTTTCACAAAAGCGGAGCGGAAGCCCAAGAGCGCCCACGTGCGGGAACGCGGGAGGCCGCCGCTGAACGAGGCGAGGCCGTAAGAGGAGCCGTTCCAGCCGCCGCCGGAGTAGAAGCACCGTTCGGCAGCGCCATTGTTAAACCAGCAGCCATTGCCATCTTCCAGCGTATCGCCGGGATACTCCAAGAAACCGAGGTTGTACAGCCACAGCTTCGCGCCGTCCTTGATGGTGCTGTCGCACTCAATCTGCGCCTCGGTTTCGTAGTCGGATTCGTCCTTTTTGACGGTAATATTGGTGGACCAGACCAGCTTGTTGTTGATATGGTCAGCCTTAACAGAACCGGAAGTGGTGCCGCTGCCGTTAGGGGTAATCAGAGTGCCGTCCGCAGCGTTGATGGCTTTCCACTCTGCAGAGGTCGCAGACTGGCTGTGTGCAGAATCCGCACCATTGTTATTGGCCAGAATCTGCAGCTCGCCGTATACCATGCGAACGCCGCCAGACCACTCCCAGATATTGCCGGTGAGGTCAGCAATACCAGACGGGGTCTGGTCGTGATACCAAGTCAGAGGACCGGTGCCAGTGGCAGTGCGACCAGTGCCTTTGTCACCGTCCTTGTAGGTCGGAATGGCTTTGTAGACGTTCTCGCTGGGATGCTTGCCAAAACTGGTGTTGCCCTTGGGCAGAAAACCGTTGGCGATGCACCAGCGCAGAATCAGCCCCCATTCGATGCGGGTCATGCAGTGCCAGCCCTCGCCCTTTGCCTCGCAATACTGGCGAGCCTGATCAAAGTTCATGCCAGCAGCAGGGTCAACACCGCCGATGGAATAGGCACGACCATCCTGCACGATGTTCAGGTACTTGGAAATGTAGATAGCGTCTACCTCGGTGCCGTTGACGATAAACGCAGGGTGCACGGCGGTGCTTTCGCCCATGCCCAGCTGCTTGTAGGTCATCTTCGGGATCTTCACCATGATGCTGGGCATACCAGCGTTATCATAGAGCAGTTCGTTGCCGGGTGCGAGGCCAGTCACGGCCAGATTGGTCAGGTCAAAATTTGCAGCCATAGTAGTTACCTCCTATCAGTCGATGGCCCACAGGGTCAGGGTCACATTGTTCATGGAGAACGGAATCGGCTCCGCCGGGGTGCTGTTGCCCATGCGGGTGCCACCCTCGGCGTTCTCCTCGCCGTCTGTGGTCACTTCCTCAATGGGCTCCGGCTGGGTGTACTGGCGGGCAGGAATATCGATTTCCGCCACATAGCTGCGGCCGGCAGCTGCGCCGATGACCAGCTCACCATAGCTGTCGTAGCACACATCGATGTGAACGTCACGGTCGTCCTCGCGCTTGGCGAGGTTGATGGTCAGGTCATCATCAAAGCAGATTTTGTTCTTGACGACCTCGTAGGGAATCTTGGTGCCGGAATTTTTTTCGATAACGGTCATTTCAGAGTACCTCCGATTGCGATGTATTTGATGGTGGCAGACTTTGCGGAGCCGTTGTAGGCCAGCTTGAAGCCGTTGACCAGCTTCTCGCTGACCTCAATATCCCCGACAGGGCCATCGGATTTGACCAGTTCGGTCATAACCAGATAGCTGGTGCTGCCCATGTTCTTGCCCAGCGACACGCTCTTTTTGGAGTTGTTGCAGGGATAGGTACGGGCATTGGTCAGGTCCACGCTGCCGGACACAATCTGCCACGAGTTATCGATAGTGGCCACAGTTTCGTTCAGCTGCCAGCCCTGCTGCCGAACTGTATTGAACATCATGCCGAAAGCGGCATAAATATCCCATACGCCGTTTTCGATGTTATTGAAATGTGCCTGATCCTGAGGTGTGCCCTGCTGCATCACCTTGCCAGCGGGAGTGATGGTCCATGTTCCGTCATGGTTGTCGTTGATGACGTACAGACCGGGCTTGTCCGTTACATGGTCAAGCCATACCGTTTTTGCGTACACGGTCATTCCTCCTTTTTCTTCTCGGTAAAGGTAAAGTCGAACCAGTACAGAATACCAGTCTGACCTGTCGAGATTTTGATGTTTACGTCCTCGTGCGCCCAGACCTGATTGTCCGAGTTGAGCAGTTCCACACGGTTCACCGTAATCTCGCCCAGCCCGGTGATGGACACTCTGGCGCGGACAGTACCATCAGCCAGAATGTCGATGCCGGAAAGCGGAACGGTGTAGTAGGTCGAGCCGACACGGAAACGCGCACAGGCAATGCGCCGTTTGAGATAGCCCCGCAGGTCTGCGAAGCCAGCCGAATCAATCATGCTGCTACCTCCTTAAAAATTTATTCCCGGTGCGCTGCCGCACACCTTTGCGATGTAGGAAACGCCGAGGCCGGATTCCTCGGCAACAAGCCCTCCGCCTGATGTACCGCCGGATGTGGCGGTTGCCGGATGCAGACCAGCTGTCAGGTCGCCGGATGCCGGGGCCGCGTATGTGCTGCTGCCGTCTGCGGTCTGCACAACAACATACCCCGCATCATCGAAGCCCTGCGTGGCCGTCTCCGGGTAGGTTCCAGCCAGTTTCTCCGGTGCATAGGCTCCACCATTGTCCACCGTCAAAACCTCGATTTCCGAGGCGGCAGTGCGGCCCTGTGTGGCTGTGGTCGGGAACGTGCCAGCGTCGAGCTGCCCGGTGCGGGGGTGAGCGTAGCTGCCGCCGAACTCGTCCGTAACGATGATGATATTCCCAGCGGAGATGCC